CGACTGACATGATTCACCGAGTGAAAGCATTAATGATCAAAGCAAACAGTCAACAGAATAAGCCAACTGAGAGCCAGCCTACGGATGATGGGAAGAAAGCCATTGACCCGAAGCTGGCTTTGCTGTTGGGCATTAAAAATAAGGAGGCCAAATAATGGCTAGTTTAAACGATTTAAACGCCGCGTGGATTTCAGCGGGGCAAAAGGTAACGGATTTACAAGACAAGTCGCAAAAAATGGCGGTAGCACTAGCGGCTGATCCGTCTTCTTATACGGAAGATGACGTTAAGAAAGTAACGGATGATTTGAAGGCTGCTAAGACCGCTCGAGACTTCGCAAAGTCGGCACTGGACGAGGCTAAAGCCGAGGCAGCAGCAAATAAGCCGGAACCGATTGCTAATAAGCATGTAACCGTAACCGGAAAAATCACCGGAAAGCAAGAGTTTATCCAGAACTTTAAGGATATGATGACTGGCAAGCTGAATCCACGTGATTTGGCCACATCGGATACTACCGGTGACACGTCCACTGCAGGCTTGACTATTCCGGAAGATATTCAGACTAATATCAATACACTGAAACGGCAATATGCCTCGTTGGAACCATATGTTCGCATTGAAAATGTGACCACACCGCATGGTGAACGCACTTGGGAAAAGTGGACTGACATCACCCCGATGGACGACTTGGATGACGAAACAGCAGCCATTGGTGATGGCGATGATCCACAACTCACACGTATTAAATACAACATTCACCGGTATTCCGATATCTGGACGATGTCGAACACCTTGCTGGCAGATACCGACCAAAATATTCAGGCTTGGATTGAGCAGCACGCTGCTCGCAAGGATGTGGTGACGCGTAATGTAGGCATTTTGGGGGTCATGAATAATGCACCGAAGAAGCCCACCATTACTAAGTTTGATGACATTATTAACTTGATTTATACGTCTGTCGACCCTGCCATTGCATCTACGTCGCTATTACTGACCAATGTGTCTGGCTTGGCTGCTCTCGCTAAGGTCAAAAATGCCATGGGTGATTATTTGGTACAACACGATGTAACCAGCTCTATGCCATTAAGTATCAACGGCAAGCAGCTCATTGTGATTGCTGACCGCTGGTTGCCTGATGCTGTGGATAGCAAAGGTGCCTTTGTATCCCATCCGTTGTATTACGGTGATTTGAGCCAGGCTGCCACTTTGTTTGACCGTCAGCAAATGACACTGCTGTCAACCAATACTGGTGCCGGCGCATTTGAGCATGACGAAACCAAACTGCGTTATATCGACCGGTTTGACGTCGAAGCCACAGATAAAGATGCCTTTGTGGCTGGCTCATTTGCGGCGATTGCTGACCAGCAAGCAAACTTTGCTGCCAGCACGACATCTGGCAATTAATACGACATGGTCGCTTAAGAAATACACAGTGCGCTGTTGATTCAGCGGGCGGCTGATAAAGGAGACGATTAAATGGCTGATGATGGCAGCTTTCAATCTGGAATTGTTGATGACCTGATGACGGAGCTTAATCTTGATGAGGCCGAGAAAACAACAATCACAAACTTGGTTGCTGGCGCTACGGGAGTGGTTACAAGCTCGGTGGGGGTACTTGATGAAACCGATCCGATTGCAAAGCTCGCTATTAAAACAATGGCTACCCAGCAATACTATGATCGAGCTCTAGAAAATGGGCTGTCGCAAGGTGTTTTGATGATGTTACTCCATTTGCAGGCCAATCAGCCAACTAATTCAGATAGTGGTGATACCAATGGCAACTAGTTTCAAGCCAAGTGATTTCAGCCGGACCGTTGAGCTTGGCTGTCCACAGTCACACAAGACAGGTGCCGGTTTGAACATTTCGACCTTTGTTCCCGCTTACATCTTGCGTTTTAAGCAGCAAAAGAGAACTTTGACCCAGCAATATTCCTTAATTGGCACCAGATTGGACAACTCAATCACAATCATTACACGGCATGATGACAGAAATATTAATCAGCAACAAGCCAGAATTGACAATGTTGTTTATGACATCGCTGATGTTTCGCCTGATGATTCAAATAATGCCATAAGATACGATTACTTGACCCTTGTTAAAATAACAAAGGGGGCATAGCAATGGACATGGGCGAAGCACTTGGAGAGTGGCTCAAAATGGTCGCCTCCGCTTCTCAGTTATCTATCAGTAACCAGGAAAAGATAACGAAAGCTGGTGCTGATGTTCTTGCCACTAAGCTGCAAGAAGCCACCAAAGAAAAACATCCGGATACTAAGGGCGATGGCGGTAAGTATGGCCATCTGTCAGCCAATATTCGGAGTGCTGCTGGCGACATTGATGGTGATCACAATGGGAAATCAACCGCTGGCTTTGGCAGCAAGGCATACATTGCCGGTTTTCTGAACGATGGCACTAAAAAGCTACGTGGTGATCATTTCGTGGACAATGCCAGAGACGATGCTAAAAACGATGTGTTTGCGGCTGAACAAGCTGAATATCAAGCCATTATTGCCAAGTTGAACGGTGGTGGCAGCAAGTGAGTGCAGTAGATGATGCTGTATCTATTCTCAGCCAAGCAAACATTAGTGGAGTTGACGCAATCGAAGGCAACAACCTGCCGCAGGAGTTGGTAGACAGCAAAGATAAAACCGTTGTTCTCGTCACTGATTCCGCCAATGATCCATCAAGCTTTGGCAATGATGACTTTTGGGCAATGAATCAGGAAGTTGAAGTACAGATTTGGTACTCACAGCAGCTTGAAACTGACCCTGAGACCATTGAAGTCAGCATGATGAAGGCATTTGTTCATAGCAATTGGCAGGTTGCAGCAGTCAGGCAAAGAACATTAGACCCAGTCACAACACAATTGAGCAACACATTTTACTTCAGTAGAACAAAAAACATTTAAGGAGACGATTTAATGGCAACAGTAGGGCTTTATCAAATCCAGTTGGCACTGGTTGACCAATACCAAAAGCTTATTTCTGGCACTGGGTCAGGACTAGGCACAGACGGTATTTACACTGTCGATCATAAGGATTTAGGCACCAAGACAGCCAACATTACAGGGCTTAGCGGCACCATTGCTAAAATTTATGGCAACAATAATGTTCAAGATGTGACGGTTGGTACAAGTGAACCTAGCGTGGCTCTGGACATCAACAACTTGGATTTTTCAATCAAGCAACAAATCAAGGGATTTGTCAGTGATAGCAAGGGCGGTTATACGGATGAGAATTTGAAGGCTCATGTGGCCTTACTTATTACCACTCAAACCATTGACCGTTTACACTTTGTCTATTATGGATTTGGCGATGGCATCATGACCGAAACCGCTGCCAATATTCAGACTGATCAAGCCAGCGAGGAACGAGTTGATGATTCATTGACCTACACTGCTCTGTCAACAACAGCCTTCGATGGCCAGCCTTACAAGATTTATTCAGACTTGGATAGCAAGTTTGACAAGGCCAACATGTACAAAGAGGTGTTCGGCGGATATGTATTGCCGACAAGTTCAACAGGCTCTGGTACCACTACAGCTCCAGCTTCAGTTCCTAGTAAGTAATGCTGACAGACACAATCTGACGCAGTTTAATAGCAACAACTGATGAATGGCTCACGAACGTGCGCTATTTTTTTGCTCAAAAGTCGCTTTCTGGTGAACTTGGTGGTGTCCGATTCACCACAGCGACCTTATCAAATATAGAGGATGGTACACATATGAAAATTAAAGTAACGGCAATTAGCAACCGGGAACACAATGTGAAGACGACCAATCGGAACATGGAGAAGATGTATGATTTACAACTGCTCATGGCTCAGGCAGATGACATTCAAGATAAAGAACCAATTGATATCATTAAGATGCAGCGAGACATGCTGCACAACTCCATTGACTTCCTGACTACTGTTTTGGAGCTTAACAATCAGGAACAGAACAAGTTGGATGAAATGGACTTCAAGCAAACAGTTGAGGCAGTTAATTACACGTTCGAACGCATGATGGGCATGAGTGATGAAGACATCGACTTGGCTAACAAGAAAGAGCAGGCCGCGGACAAAAGCGACAAGGGTTAGCCCACCAGAACGGGTATTCCATCTGAAAAACCAGCGGGAAGACTTTTTACTAATGAAAAAGCAAGCCGTAATTTACTTCCACTGGTCGATGCAAGATTTTGATGATGCCGATTATTACGAGATGTGCAATATGATGGCGGCACGCGACGAGAAGGATCGCCCGGTTGATCCGGGCAAGATGTGGAAACAATACCAAGAGAAAGGGTGATAAAAAATGGCACAACAAATTAATGCGACAATGTCCACATCAATTGCCCTGGACCTGGTCAAAGCATCCGAATCGGTTAAGAATCTGACCAGTCTAGTTCGGTCATCTCAATCAGCATGGAAGGCCCAAGAAGCCGAAATGAAGTCCGCTGGGGATGCCGTAGGTGCGGCGCAGGTTAAATACGAAGGCTTGGGTAAGTCTATTGAAGCACAGCAGTCTAAGATTGACGCTTTAAAATCTAAGCAAAGCGAGCTAAAGGGTAACACTACTGAAACTGCCCAGCAATTCTTGAAGTATCAGCAACAAATCGATGGTGCCACTAAGCAACTGGCCAGCATGCAAGCTCAACAAGACCGTGCCAAGCAAGCAATGGACTATCAAAAGTCCGGGCTGGCTGGTTTACAGCAAGAATACACAGCGGCCGCCCGTGCTAATCAAGCCTATGTGACTCGCCTAGAGGCTGAAGGCAATCAGCAAGAAGCCAACAAGGCAAAGATGGAAGGCTATAAGTCCTCTATTTCAAACCTTAATGAGCAGTTGAGCAAACAGTCTGAAGAATTAGACAAGATTGCCAGTGCTAGTGGCAAAGACTCTGATGCATGGCGAACACAGAAGACGCGTGTTGATGAAACGGCTACCAGTTTAGCCAAAGCTAAGTCATCAATGACTGGTCTTCAAGACGAAATGAACAAGGCCAATCCATCTATTTTTGATCGAATCAAGAGCCATATTACAGGCACGAAGAATGAAGCTGAAAAGACAACATTCAGTTTCAAGAAAATGGTTGGCGCTACAGCAATCGGGCAGGCAATAAGTAACGGTTGGTCACAATTCAGCGGAACCATTAAATCGACCATAAATCAAGGCGTACAGCTAGCTGAAGCTGGTGAACAAGCTAAACGTGTATGGAATGAGTTAGGTGTTGGCAACAAAGGCGCTGAACAGCTGGTTAGTCAGATGCGTGACCTAAAGTCGGAGACTAACATG